GAGTTCGGTGTGGTCGATAACAGTGAAAGCAGCCATCAGGACGACTTCAATCCGTAGAGGGTGTATTCGGAACCCCGAACCAGATTCTTGCTACCTGAAGAAAACAGTTTGATATCCGTGACTGCTTCGGTGTCGTCCCACAAACCAGAAACAAACATCACCCGTGTGTCGCCGTGGGTGAGAGCGTTGGCGGCGTTGATAGCCACCGTCGTGTTCTTGTTTGTGTTCGCATAATCCAAAATGTCCATTATCAACGTGGCGTATTCGGCAGCGTTCACACCGCTGCCGTGGATCATGTCGTAGATGTAGATGTAACTGTCGCCTGTTCGCGCCGCACCAGCCACGCTGGACGAAGCCCCGATTAGGTGATGTGACGAATAGTTGGCCCCCGTGTCCACGGGCGAATCGCTCGCCCCCCCCAGTTGGATAAAGAACGCAAGGGCGCCAGTAGCGGTCGGACTCGTATCGGCCCGATGTGTGCCCCGAATCTGAAGATGCTCATACGTCGCAGGAATAGACGAGAACGTCACCGACGCAGCATCAGCCTCCAAATACGTTGTGGCGATTGCTTCGATCACAGCCATCAGGCCACCATCCTGGGTAGCACACCGAATAACGAGAACATCGAACCCGTCTTGAAGTCACCAGTATGAGGGTAGATGTCCAACTCAGTGATCGCAGCCTGCGACTTCCAAGTGCAAGCGGTCATTCCGACGTAGCCGCTGCCGTCCTTGTCGGCGGCGAACTGGCTGAGTGTGCTTTTGTATTTCCCTGAGTTGATGTCGAATATGTGTGTGATGTTGCAACCGAAGTCGTTTGCACCATCAGCCACTCTGGGGATGTACCCACACAAGATGTACGCAGTACCGTAAGCGTAAGCAGCATCGTTGGCACCGTCACCGTACAACTCTTGCAACGTGTAGTTCGACGCCGTGTCGTTGTTGAACTGTATTCGGGAGTTCTGTTCGGTATCGCTCTGGCAATACTGGATCACAACCAGATCCATGTATTGGGAGAAGTCCCCAACCTGACCGTCGTCGGTTGAAGTGAACGTGACCGTGGCCGTGTCCGACCCGAGCGTTGTCGTGGCGATGCCGACCCATGCCTCACCGTCAGTGAGAACACCATCAACGATGTATGCGGGATCAGCCATTATGCGGCCACCGCGTATCGGATGATGACAATGCCCATTGCGCCCGCTGCCGACAGCGCCGAATAGCCGCCCCCACCGCCGCCACCCGTGTTGGGGACACCGCCTCTGGCGTAGCCTGCACCGCTGGCACCGCCGCCACCGTCACCGCCGAGAGAATCGCCACTGTTTCGACCGCCACCACCGCCGCCCGCATAAGTCGGGGCCGTAGCGGTGATCCCGTAACCCGTGGCACCGTCGCCGCCGTAACCCGCAGCGTCGGTACTGCCCGCTTCGGCTTTGCCACCACCACCGCCGTAAACATAACCAGCAGGGACATCAAGAGCGCCACCTGCGTAACCCTGACCTGCCGTGCCCGCCCCATAGGTTCCCGCGCTAGAAGCGATGGTGTTCCAACCTGCGCCGCCGCCAGAACCACCTGCTGAACCGTCATAACCGCTTGCGGCGTTGTTTCCCCCGTGGCCTCCACCCGTCGCCGTGACACCCAACGCGACAGAGTTGGCCCCGTTGGTGGCCGTTCCTGTTGCACCTTCTTCTCCACCGTCGCCGCCTGCACCTACGGTGATCGTGTACGAACCTGCGCTCACGGCTACGCCTGTGCCTGTCAACATGCCACCAGCACCACCGCCACCCTTACCGCCGCCGCCAGCGCCGCCTGCGACAATCAGATAATCAACCTCGCCCGAACCGCTAGACACCACAAACTTGCCTGACCCACGGAACGTATGCACCCGATACGTCGTACCAGAATCGACGTATTGGGTGATGATCCCGCCGAACGCCGTCAAGCCAGCCGCACCTGCGCCAGCTGCTCCCATTAGCCCTCTGAACGCGGCGCCAACTGGCATTACGAGAAGTCCAGAAGGCTCGAACCCAGCCAAGTCGTCCCGGCATCGACGGTTACGAACATGAGCATGTCGCGCCCCGTCGTCGCGGTGGTCGTCAAAGTCGGGGCGGTCCCGCCAGGCCAGTCCACCGAAGCCGGCCAGGTGGCCGTTCTTGACCCGGTGCCGTCCTGCGTAAGGATCAGCGTGAACGACGAGCAGTCATCCGACGCGATTGGGTTCGAGAACGTGAACGTGCAGTTACCGGTCATAGTCACCGTGTGGACGTTGCCGTTCTCCAGGTCGATCGTCGCTGACGTTCCCGAGGCCGCGTTAGCCGCGGTGAGCTCCGAGTAGTCCTTCAGCATCGGCTTTGTGACCAGCTGGTCAGCGCAGTCGAGCGCGGCGTCGATGGCGACGTTGATCGTCGGGACCGGACCAGTCGCGTTCGAAATGTCGATGTTCGTGCCGGCGGTGAGCCCGGTGAGGTCGCCCTGAGGGACCAGGGCCGTGATGTCGGAGATCAGCGCCTTGCGGGTGACGTTGGAACTGCCCGTGTCGGAGATCAGGACGTAATCGGTAGCGACCGCGGTGGTTGAGGTGGTGTTGTGAACATCGACTGAAAGGCTGGGCGCCCCACTGGTCGCCCCTCCCGCCATCGACGAGTTCGCCGCGGTCGTGATCCCGGTGATGTCTGACGTCAGGTCGGTCGCCGTCCAGGACGACCCGTCGTAATACTGGAGGGCGTTCGTGCCGGTCAGATAGACGAACATTCCCTCGCTGGGCGAGCTGATGCTCGCGTCCCTGGCGGTCGCGTCTGCGAACCGGTTGATCGTCTGGTCCGACAGGGCGTTCTGGTCCGCTGCCGTGAGAACGTCGCCGTTTACCCATTGTTTCCGAGTCATGCTGGGCTCCTAGTAGCCGAGGTCCGACGTCCCGAGGACGCCGCGGGTAGTGCTGTTGAGGAGGAACGAATCGACGAGCGGTTCAGCTGTTGAGAACGTCGTCGTCCAGCCGCCTCGAGCAGAGATCGAGTGCTGGATTCCCTGCACCGTGAGTGTCTTGCTGATACGACCCGCCGCTGTGGTGCGGTTCACGGTGATCGGGTCGAAGAAGTCCAAGTCGAGGATCGCAGCTACGCGAGCAGCGTTGTCCTCGGTGCCGTCCAGGATCAACGACTCGATGCGAAGGTCGGCGTCCTTTCTGACGGCAAGTATCGCTCGAGCCTGTGACAGTGCATCCGCGGAGGAGTCCATGAGGAGCCCGGTGCGGGTCAGGTCACGCTCGAAGTATTCGGTGATCGACGTCGCATCCGACACGACCTGTGCGCTACCGCCAGCAGCGGTGACAGACACCCGGTTAGCGAGCAGCGTGTCATCGACCTGGAAGCGGACACCCTGGTACGAGATGTCGGTGCCGTCGTCGTCGAACACCGTCGCTGCCGTGTCGAGGGCTTTCACCGTTGACGACCGGGACATGAACTTTGCGTCGCCTTCAGTAGTGATCCAGAAGCCGCCGAGCTCTGTGTCGGCGAGCACCTGAAGAACCGAAAGCGCCGACCGGGATGTGCCGGTGTCGGCCTGCACGGTCGTGTCGCCAGTGTCGACGTCCCGTTGGGAGGCCGGCCAGGACACCGCGTCGAGGATCTGGTTGACCCTGGTACCGGTTGAATCGCCGGCAGACGACCCGGACAAGGTTGTGAAGTCGGCGAGGTTGAGAAGCCGGAAAGCGTCGACCGCGGTGATCGTCAAGAACGCCGCTGTGGTCCCCGGTTCGTACCGGTACGACCACGAATCGATAAAGCCGGAGAACAGGTACCGCTCGGTGCCGCCGTATGTAGCTGAGAGGCGTAGTTGGCGGTTCGGAACGATCGTGTGCGACCCGTTCGCCGGGTCCAGGGAACCGTCGGTGTCGACGACGGTGATTACCGCGGTGCCGGCCTCGAACTTGTCGAGCACCCTGGTTCTGCCCCTACGGATGAGCGCCGAAGTGACCTTCGATTGGATCTCGACTGGTGCGTTCGCGCTTGTGCCGAGGACACCGGTTCCGAGCGGGGAGATGACATCGCCGAGAACGAGGGTGGTGCCAAACGACGGACCACCGGTGAAGCGGATCGCCGCGGTAACGGTCGGTGCCGCCATCAGATGACCAGCTGTCTACCGGATCGCTGCGACTCGAGGAGCCCCTCACGGATGCCTTCGACGAGCTCGTTTTCGGTGACGACAGACCCGTGGACGTTGACGGTGACGTCGACGCCGTTCTGAGTCCCGTGAATGAACTCTCCTATGCCTGCGACATTGCCGGCGCCACGCAGCCTCGAGAACTCCTCCAGCAACCCCTTCTGCCTGAACCAGCCGATCGTCTCCGGGTTCGAGAACCAGCCTTGGCTCCCTGGACTGAGATCCAACTGGGAGGCGATACCACCGCGGAAGTCTCCGAACGAGCTTGCCGCAGAACTCGCCGCACCCATGCTGCCGTTGCCCCACGGCGCGCTCGTCATTACACGGCCACCCGACCGGCCACCGGAGGCCGAAACACCAAGCCACCCGCCGACACTGCCGAGGGCGTCGAGTAGCCAGCCGGGGAGGAGGTCTTTGAGCGTCTCGATTAGGAGGTCTTTCGCTCCGATGATCGCCGATATGAGCCCGTCGACGATCCAACCGCCGATTTTCAACCCGAGATCGATCATGTCTGAAGCGATCTCGCCGAGCAGCTCGACGATCTTGTCGGGCATCCCCTGGACGAGCTTGATGATTTTGCCGACGAGTTCGGTGGAGAAGTTGGCGACGATCAGGGCGAACTTGCCGAGCAGCGGCTTGGCGGCGTTGAAGATGGCCATCGGGAGTTCGATGAAGAGAGTAACGATCCCACCGATCACGGCTGCCACTAGATCCTTGAAGTTCTCCCACACCGCTGCCATGTCGCCCTCGAACAGCGCCTTGAATAGCGCCACGACGGTCTCTGCGGCTGCGTAGAAGCCGTCGAAAGCCGACTTGAGTTTGTCGATGACCGTTTGGAAGATCGGCCAGGCGGTGTCCTGGAAGAAGTTCGCGACGCCGTGGACGATGTCGCGGAACAGCTCGAAGCGTTCCCACGCATACACGACACCGGCGGCGAGGCCGGCGACCGCGGCGACGACGAGGACGATGGGGGACAGGAGGGTCGCGAAAGCGGCAACGACAGCGACGATGGCGCCGACCAGGACAGTTCCGATAACGACAGCGAGGGCGGCGAACACCGCCTTTGGGTTCTCGTCGATGAACTCGCTGACCTTGGCGCGGACCTGGTCGAAGACGTCGCGGAGTGTGTTGAGTGCCTGAGCCACCGTCCGTTGGAACCGCTCGAACTCCTCAGATTGGAGGAAAGCGCGAAACCGTTCTGTGAGACGCTCGACATGCGGTCGGAGCTTCTCGAACGCACGCTCGATCGCAGCGAAAACCTTCTCGACGACCGGGGCGAGCGCCACGATGACCCTGTTCTTCAGGATCGTCATCTTCTCGCCGAGGGTTTCAGTCTCCTTCGCGGCCTTGTTGATGCGGTCGCCGCCGCCGTCCATGAGGTCGAAGTAGTCGTCGAGTTCGAAGCGGCCCTCTCGGATAGCGGCAGCCATGTCGGGGCCGGCCCTGGCGCCGAACAACTCGAGGGCGAGCTGGTTCGCTTCAGACGCGGTGCCCGCGTTCTTGATCGCTTCGGTGGTCCGCTTGAACGTCTCGATCGCCGGTTCGCCCTCGCGGGCCATCTTGCCGAGCGCTTGACGCAACGACCCGAGCACCAGTTCGGCGTTGACGCCTTCCTTCTCGAACTTGCCGATCAGGACAGCGGATTCTTCGAACGTGAAGCCGACCTGACGCAACGGGGCGCCGTAGGCGACCAGGTTGCGGGACAGCTGAGCGAACTCGATGCCGGTCGACTGCGCCACAGAGAACAGGAAGTCGGCGGCGCCAGCAGCGGTGCCGGCCTGGTCGCCCCAGTCGCCAAGCACCCTCGAGACGCCTTGGATGTTCCCTTGGAGATCGTCGCCGGTGATCCGGGACAGGTTGAGCATCTGCTCGGAGAAGTCCTCGAGGTCTTTGCCTGACAGACCGAGGCGCGTGTTGATGTCGGAGACCGCGGTTGCGACCTCCTCGAAGTCCGACGGCACCTTCGTCGCGAGGTTCTTGGAGATGCCGATCATCTCGTCGAGTGCGTCGCCGGTGGCGCCGGTACCGACCCTGATGGTTCGCTCGACCTGCTCGAAAGACGACCCGAGCTTGACGACAGCGGCCACGCCGACACCGAGACCCGCAGCCATGCCGAGGCCGGCGGTCTTGCCGATCTTGGCGAGACCACCGAGGCTCTTGCCGACCTTCTTGAGGGACTTGTCTAGGAGTTTGGAGTCGCCGGCTATGCGTATCTTGACCGGTTGGTTCTTACCCGCCACGCTCACCTCGCTCCTCGTTCATGCACTCAGCGAGCGCGTTGAACTGCCATACGGTCAGGCGGTCGACCTCGCCTGGTGAAAGATGAAAGCGGGCGCCGATGAGCGCCCGCGTCACGAATCGGTCGACTCGTCGCCTTTTCCCTCGTCGTCATCATCTCCCTGTGTGACGATGAGATCGCCAGCGTCCTCGAGGGAGAACTCCGGGTTGTCGCGTCGCTTGATGATGTACGCGAGCACCCGGAGCGTTGAGCCCATAGGAGCCTCAGGGTCTTGGATCGACTGAATCGACCGGCCCGTTAGTTCCTCGATCTCTTCGATCTCACCGATGGTGAGGTCGTCGAAGTTCAGCTCTAACCGCTCTGCCATGTTGTGTTCCCTCCTGCTTATGACCCGACCAGGTCGTTAACGACCTTGCGGATCTCCCTTTGGTAGAACTCTGAGACGTCCTTGTAGCGACGCTCGAACGACTGCCACAGCCACGGGCGCTTCTTGCCGAGCAGCCCTTTGCCGGTGCCGTAATGCAAGATGCCGGAATAGGCGCCAACCCGGCCAGCAGAGCCAGGACGCTTCGAGTAGGCCGTCGTGCCGACCCTGATCCCGGCGATAGCCCGGTCAGAGATCGGCTTGTAGACGGCCCTGTTGCGAAGTGCCCCATCCGCACCAATAGGCGCCCGAGGTGCAGCATCGTCAGCGACGATTCCTGCTGCACGCTTGTTCAGATCCCGGAACGCCCGCCCGACCTCTTTGGAATCCGCGACCTCGCTGAGGCGGCGAATCGTTGGAAGAAGGTTGTCGATGCGGACAGGGCTGACGCCCTTGGTGAACACCGCTCAGACGGTGCCGATGGTCTGCGCGCCGGTGCAGTCCAGGCTGAACGTCAAGCCTTCGACGCCGCCAACGGAGGCGGTCGGGCTCATGTTCGTGAGGATGCACTCGCCGTTGATCTTCGGGAGCCCACTGGTTGTCCCAGCCGGGTAATACTCGTAGCTGAGGGTGCTCGACGAGCCGCGTACCGCACCGAGGTGGGCGAGCAGCGTCGCATCGAACAGGGCGGTCACCGAAAGCGACCCCGAACCGATGGTGACGATCGAAGTCGCGTCGTCGTCGCCGAGGCTCGTTGTCTCCGCGGTTGCCGTGTCGAGCGAGGTGCTCACATCGGTGATGTATGTCGACAGATCGACAAGCGATCCAGACGAGTTATCGAGCTTCAGGACCGCGTTCTTGCCCGCGACGAAAGCCATGTCAGTCTCCTAGGAGTAGATCACAGACGGCTAAAGCCGACTGCGAAGGTGAACGACGGCGTGGAGCCGCCGATGGTCGCCGCTGCCCGCAGATAGCGGTTGACGGTGGTTCCCGAAGCGACAGTGATCGCTTGGGAGGTTGTGCCGGTCGCCTGAGTAAACGTCCCCAGGGTCGACCAGGAGGAACCGTCCGCGCTGTGCTGGACGATGACATCGAGAGTGGGCGAGGTGCCAGACGCTGCAATAACCGAGATGACCCCGATGCCGCCGTTGGCGGTGCTGGCGCTGTTGTCGACGGTTGTGCCGTTGGCGCTCGCTGTCTTTGCAGACGCAAGGTTGAACAGGCTCTTGCCGTAGTCCTGGACGCCGGTCGTCGACATCGACAGCGAGAAGTTCGCTGTTCCGGCCACGGCGTCGCTGACGTTGTAGGTCGTTTCGTAGGCGGTCGTCATCCAGACGTCCTTATTCTCAGCGAAACCCTCGAACCCGATCATGGTCGGCACACCCGCTGCGGTTGCTCGCAGACCCTTCAGGTCTTGCCACTGGCTGTTCGCCGTGCCGGCGCTCGCAGAGTCGATGAAGCCGTTAAGGGTGAAGTCACCGGACGCGATGGTCGCCAGGAGCGCCACATCGGTCGATTCGAGCACCGATACGTCGACGGTCGCCACGTTTGAGCTCGTCGAGTAGTCCGAAACGTCGCCGGACCATTGGCGGTCACCAACAGTGACCTTTGCGTTGGCTGCGTTGACGAAAGCCATCAGTCATCCTCCCAAGCTTCATCAGCTGCGGTAGTTGGGTCGTCGGCGACGAACTGCCCGTCGTCGGTTCGCGCCCGCTTGGACGCCGGTTCGATCGCGTTGTTGGCTTTCAGACCCTTGACTTGGGCCGGTGTCAGGTCATCGACCGTGTCACCCACCTCCAAGAAGCGGTCTGGCTTGTTGCCCTTCTGAGAGAGGGACGATTGGACGATCACGCGATACTTCAAGAGTCGATTACCTCCACTGAGACGGTCGCTGCGGCGTAGGGCACCCCGGCGAAGTCCATCTGGACGAGCGAACTGTCGACCTGGCGCACAGCGGCGAAGTCGACGATGCCTCCGAGGGTCGGATCGCCATCAACGGCGACAGCGATCGATGCTGAACCGGACGGCGACAGGTATGAGTCGATCTGCTCCTGGTAGGACCGGTCCACGTTGCCGGCCAGCACCACATACAGGGTGAAGTCGTAGGTGGTGCCGCCTCCGAGGGCGAGGTCGTAGTCGGCGGTGTAGGTAGCGACCATGATCGCCGGGGCGACCGGATGGTCCGACTCGTAGGCGTAGGCGTGGAGCCCGCTGATCGTGTCGACCCTGGTCGATAGTCCCTGCCGGATAGCGGTGATGGTCGCCATCAGGCAAAGACCGTGGTCGGCATCCGGTACGTCTCGAGGAGTTTCTGGACGTCCGGGTCGAGCTTTCGGAGCGTCATCATGCCGGCGTCCTGGCCCTCAACGATCCCGAACGGTGCCGACCGGCGGTGAAACAGCCGGGAGCATTGGATCAGGCAGGCGGCGTGGACCGGTTTCGGAACCGCAGCCCAACCGAACGTGCCGACGATCTTGATCGCCGAGTTCGCTGTCGGCCAGACACCGTCCACAGCGAGGAGCTGCCAGGACGACTCCGAGTTGACCGAGGCGTTCACCGGCAGCAACCGGTACCGCTCGCTCGAACCGGTCGTCGTCCAGGTGACGTCATAGGTGCCGTTGTCGTTCGTGTCTGCGGTAACCGCTGAGACCGACTGGATCGGGTCTGTGTAGACGTAGACGCCGTCGTGAGACGAGAAGTACCGGGTTTCGCTGCTCGTCGAGTAGAAGAACTGCCCGACCCAGCGGTCGATCTCCCTGGAGGTCACCTCGACCATCGTTTCGATGTAGGTGTCCTCAGCGGTGTCTGTAGACGCGAGCCCCAACTGGGACCGCATCTCTGCGAGCGTGCAGTACCCGTTGGTGATCGACATGGACCTAGCTCTTGGACTTCGAGGCCGGCGCCTTCTCGGCGTACCCGTTGGACACCAGCGACTCGGCTTCGTCCTTCGGAACGTCGATGGTGCCACCGATATCGGGCCACTCGGCACCGTTTCGTTCACCGCTGATCTTGATCAGCATCTTTACCTTGGGCATGACGGCTCCTGTCTAGAGAGAGGGGGGGTGCAGGGCCGGTCGGAGGACACAACCGACCGACCCTGCGAGGTGGCCCGAAAGCCGAACTATTAGCTGCTGGCGCCGACGAAGTGCTTCACAGCACCGGACTGGTCGACGAGGTCGCTGTCCTGGTCGAGAATCGCCCGCCAGGTAATGAGGCCGGCGTTGAAGGCGTAGTCGCGGCTCGACTCGAACCTGAACGCTCCATGCCGGATGAAGTAGGTGCTCAGGTCTCCGAAGATCACCGACTTCGCCGACGTAGCCGGGGCCACGACGTCGTTGTTCGGATAGATCGGGAAGCCGAGCAGGGTGTCCGACGTTGCCGCCGTCATCCCAGGCTGGAACAGGAAGTCGCCGTTGCCGGCAGCAGAGCCACCGCCACGCAACTTCCGAACCGCACCGATGCTGCTGTCACGCATCATCCAGCCGGCGGAGTTGTTCCGGTAGACGCTGTTCACTGCGTAGAACAGGTCGATGAGGTTCTCGGCGGTGAAAGCACCAGAGGTGCCGGTCGCCGAGGTGACCGCAGCGGTGGACGCGGTGACGATGCCCTTGTTCTGGCTCGAACCGGTACCGACCGTCGCCAGGGCGTTCAGCTTCGTGCCGAGTGCCCGACCGGACTGCTTCGCGAGGAAGCCGATCAGGTCGACGCCGTTGCTGTCCAGCATCTGCTCCGACACCTGAGTGAGGAAGCCGAGCCGGTAGTTACCCAGCGTGATGAACGCCCCGAAAGTCGGGTCGGACTCTGCTGCGCCGGCAGCCTCAGCGATGATCGCTGCGGTGCTGTCAGCCGTGCTGCGCGGAATCTGAAGGTCGTTGACCGCGTTGGTCTCGATGACCGTCGAGGTCCGCAGCATCGGGCCGGTAGCCGCCATCGCTTCCACGATCTGACCGTAGAAGTCCGTCGAACGCGGAGCGCCCGTCGAACCGGTCGTGACGTCGCGATACTCGGCAGCGACCTGGTTGCGGGTGAACTCATACGAGCGCATCTCGCCGCGCAGGACTGCACGCAGGATCGTCTCGTCGTCGTCGGGGATGCCGGCCTCGTCCGCGGCGCGAGCCTCGGTCGGGGTGACGAGCGCCTCGTACTCCTTGCGGGCGTCGTCGGCACGCTGCGCGGCCTTCACGGCCTCACGCTTGTCAGTGATCTGCTCGTCGAGACGGTCGATGTCCGCGTTGATTCGCGTCCATTCGGCGTCCTCTTCGGCAGACAGTTCACGCTTCTCGTCAGCGGCAGTGTCGAGGAGCGCCTTGCCATGCTCCCAAGCGTTCAGCCGGGTTTCGACGAGCTGCTTCATGTAGGAATGTTCCGACATGGTTATGCCTCTCGGTTAGGTGGGTTGGATAGCTGCCTCGGCTCCGAGACTGCGGGAACGGACCGGCTCCGGTCCTACTTGCGCGCGTTGTGTTCCGTTATGCGGGTTAGCAACGCGAGCGGAGTTGTGGGTTCGGGCTGCGGCCCGAGTTCTTCACTGGTGCGATGCACCAGGTCGACGTCCTCGGCGGTCATCTGGTGACCGTTCGTGAGACGTTCGAGGGCGGCGAACAGCGCCGGGTCTGCGTTCGAGGAACGCACCGACGCTGTCGTCGCGTCGTAGGCCGGCGATCCGACCGTGGAGACTTCGTGGAGACGGACCTCGTTGAGCATCCGCTCGTTGCCGTCGTCGGACCAGGAATCGCCGCCCTGCGGGACGGAGAAACCGATCGACATGGAAGCGATGTCGCCACGACGGACCAGCTCGGCCACGTCGCGGCCCCAGGTTGTGTCGGCGAGCTCGGCGTCAACGCGGAGCCCACGGTCATCTTCCTCGAGCCGTAACGTCCCGCCTCGCGTAGAGGCAAGGATCAGTTCGTGGTTGTGGGCGTGGAGCAGCTGGATGCGGTTGCCGGCATCCAGGGTGCGGCTAAAAGCGCCGCGTGTGATCGTTTCGATGAACGGAAGCGGCTGGGACGGCGAATCCCACACCGCTGCGTAACCGGAGAAGCGGCGCCCGTCTTCAGGGTCGGCTTCGATGGGTGCCAAGCGGCGTTCAATCTGAATGGTTTCAGTCATTCACTCGTCTCCGTAGATCGTGAGTGGGTCATCCGGGTCCAACGCCTGCAACTGCTGGAGAGCAGACGGAGGTACACCGGTGTGGTCAACGTCAAGGCCGGCTACCGCTGCGGCGCCCGCCGGGTCGTAGCCGGCTGTTACCAGCCTCGACGCGATCTCGGTGCGCGCCTTGAGGACCGACAGGCCGGCAGATTCGGTGTCGCCGAGGTTGAGCGGCATACGGAAGCGATCGGCGCCTGGTTCCTCGATCGGCGACAGGTCTTCCCAGCGCCTGATCTCGTTGGCTGATAGCCACCCGTTGTTCAGGGCGACGGAGTAAGCCTCGAACCGGCCCTTACGGTCGCCGCGGAGCAGCCCTTCCATTGAGAGCCGCAGGAACGCTCCCGGCGGTAGAAGCCGCGAGAAGCCTTCCTCGAGTAGCGACGCGAGTGGCCGGATCGTGTGCTTCTCGAAGCTGAGAACCTGCTGCTCGACCGATGCGTAGGAGACGGCGCCGGGTTGGGTGTCCTGGACGAGCGCGCCTGGTACCCGGAACAGGGACAGCACCTCGGAGCGGCTGAAGGTTCGCAGCGATACGAGCTGCATCTGGTCGGCGGTCATCGACAAGGGTCGGAACGTGGCGCCGCCGGACAGGACCATCGGCGAGTGCGCGTTCTGTTTGCCGGTGTGTAGCGCCGCCCAGTGGTCGGAGAGTGCTTTGGCTTGGTCTGCGGTCAGGTCGCCGGAGAACTCGATCACCCCGGTCGAGCTGGTGCCCTGCGAGAAGTAGCGGCCCTGGAAGTCGGCGGCGGCAGCGGCGGTTCCGAGGGCTTCGGCGCAGGTGTCGATCGGGGAGAGGCCGCGCCGTGATCCCGGCATACGGATCAGCGGGATGTGGAGAATCTCGTCGGACGAGAAGTCAGCGACATCGCTCCCACCGCTGACCCGGTAGATCGGGCCGGCGCCTGAGTCCGGGGAGATGATCGCAACGGAGCGTGGGTCCAGCACCCGCAGGGCGGTCGGTTGACCGTCCGCGTAGGCGACATGGACAAACGCGTTGCCGTCGAGCATCAGAGACGTCATCGTCTCGGAGATCATCGACTGCCAGGTAAACGAATCGTCTGCCGGGTCCGGGTTGTTGACCCATTCGGGCCGAGGCCGGTATGGGCGGCGCAGCCCGTCGCGGCGAATGAACACATCCCTCGGGAGGGTGCTCATCGTGTCGGCCAGGAGACGAACGCACGCGAAGACCGTCGTGATCTTCATGGAGGTGTCGTCGTCGATCTGGATGCCGGCGCTCGTATTGGTCCGTCGGACGTCCTGACCGGTTGCGAACAGCGTCTGGTAGGAGATCGCCCGCTTCTCTGGTGCGCCGATGAGGCGTCTGACGATGCTCACAATGAGGCTCCGGCTATGACTAGGAGGCAACCGGCGACGATCAGGCCAGCCGGCAGCGAGATGAGGAACACACCGGTAGCGATCGCTGCCATCCCGGCGACTTCGACTGAGGTACTCATAGAGCGAACACCTTCGGGATCGGCGGCGGGTCGAAACTCGCCGTGTCGGATGTCTGTGCCCGATGGAGGGCGAGCAGCATGGCGATACAGGCGTCGATGTGGCGCTTCGACTTGCCCTTTGAGAGCGTCCACCCGTCGGGATATTCGCGTCGGACCGCGGATTGAACGTGGTCGGTGAGCACCTGGTCGCCTTCGTGGACGATGGCCCCAGCGGCGATCGCGTCGTACCCGGCGGCACAAACCGGCATCATCCGCGACGGATGCTGCGGCAGTTCCACCATCGGGATGCCCTCCTCCTCGAGCATGAGGGCCGGCACCTCGAAAAAGCGAGGGTCGTAGACGACTTCGAGGAGGCGGTAGCGGGAATCCAGGTCGCGGATGTAGTCGATGATGCCGAGGTGGTCGATCTTGCCGCCGTCAGCTGCCCACACTCTCGAGCGGACGCTGAACAGGCCGTCGTGTTCTTGGCAGATCACCACCGCTGTCGTGTCTCGCCGTAGCGCGACGTCGACACCGACGTAGGTGGGGGCGCCTTCTTCGATCTGGACGACGCCTTCGCAGTCCTGCCACGCACCAGGAAGGTCCGAGAGCCACGATTCTTCCTCCATCGACACCCACTGGTTCAGGAAGAACCTGCGGACGTCGGTTTCAGGCATCGAACCGACCTGGTCGCGGTAGAAGTCGGGCGAAACGATCGTCCCGTAGGACGGATTCGCTTGCTCGAACGCTTCGTCGTCGAGTTCGCAGCCGTCTGGAGCCTCAGCGATGAACGAATAGAACGCCGGGTCGGCCTCAGGCTCCAAAATGGCGGCTTTGGCTCGCTGGTATTGGTTCCAGCAGATCGAATCCCGGTCGAAACCGGCGGTTGTGAGCTGAACGACGAGGGGTTGCTCCCTGGCGCCGGTGGATCGGGCGAGGGTGCCGTGGACGAGTTCGCCGCGGGAGCCTTCCCACACATGGAGTTCGTCGCAGAACAACCCGGAGACGTTCTTGCCGTCCAGGTTCGAGCCGTGCTTGCGGGCAGAGGCTGAAACGCGGACGATCTTGGAGTCGATCTCGGGGATGACTAGTTCGCCCTCATAGATACTCACGACCTGTGACAGCGTCGGCGAGCGTTCCACCATTCGGCGTGCAGCTGAGAACAGAAGGTCGGCCTGGTCGTCGTTGCCGGCAGCGACCACCACTAGCGGGGAGGTGGTAGCGGCCTCTGGGGCTCCGATAGCGAGCCAGAGTGCCAGGGCGGCGCACAGTTCGGTCTTGCCCTGCTTCTTAGCGAGGCTGATGTACGACCAGCGGTGCTTGCGGAGCCCGTCGTCGCGTAGCTCGAGCAGCTCGACGAGGAGGCGTACCTCCCACGGCAGCAACTCGAACGGTGTGCCAACCCACTTCGACGAGGTGTGGACACAGTTCCCGGTAATCCACGACGCAGCGAACCAGCCTGCGGACCGTTCCTCACGGTGCTCGGGTTCCTGGAGCCAATCAGAGCGAGCCTCGCCGCTAGTTCGTATCCAACTCATTCATGGTTCCCTCCATCAACGGTCCAGGACTCGACAGCGATCGGCGCCTGGTCGACAGCGAGGCGCTCGTTGATCTGCTGGACCGTCAACCCGGCCTGCGCCGCCGTCAAACCGAGAGCGGCACGCGCCTTCGGCGTCAACCCGAGCTCGTTCTCGAGCCGCAGGATCGCCGCCTCCAACTGGAGCGCCGTCGCGTAGAACGGGTTCGGTCGCATCTGGCCCGTCGAGCCTTCGACCTTCGGTTCGCCCGACGCGATCTGGATCGCAGCCTCCCAATGGGCACGCAACTTGAACAGGCGCTCCACCGCTGGCTTGTCCTCCGGTCGGGCTGCGTTGCCTGACGGAGAATCCCAGTACGTCGACCACTCGTCAGCCTGATGCGGGAACGGCGGCGGGCCAGGATCAAAGTCCTCGCCCTCGAGCAGCGTTAGCTGCGTCCTGGACCGGCCATGAAGGGCGCCGGGCGCCTTAGCGATCGGACCACGTTTGCCCACTCGCCTGCCTCACGGTTCGGACCGGGTTCGGAACCGGTGGTTTGAACTGACCTGAAAAAACACGAACTCAAAACAGGCTCAAAACCTGTGCAGGAGAAACCCTGCG